AAAGTTATGGAGGTAAGATTTTTGATTATTATAAATTAAAATGGATATGAGTTTAGAAAAAATATTTGATTTAGAAGAAGAATTAGATAGAGAAATATTTTTTAATGAATTGGTAGAAAGAGAAAATAATATAGATTATCTTATAGGTTTTAGAAAGGGAATAATGCAAAGAAGAGATATTGATAGAACAGAAAAACTTTATTATTGTGGATTGATATTTGACAAAATTAATTTATTGAAAGGGGGTAAAAAGAAATGACAAAGTATATTAGCGACCAAAACAGAACATGTTTTATGTATGAGTCTGGGACAGGAGCAGCTGGATATGGAAATCCAAGTGGAGCAACAAAGCAATGGTTAGGTTTAGTTCAGGATAGTACTCTTGAACCAAATATGAATGTAATGCAAATTAGATATCAAGGTTCAACAGACAGGAATGTCAATGATTTTGCAGATGGTAGACAAGAATGGAATGGAACAATTACTTACTATCCACAAGATTGGAAGTTTTTAGGATTTGCTATTGGTAGTATTACAGAGACAATAACAACAGGAAGTCATCTATTCACTGAAACAAATAGTAATGATAGAGTTTTAACAAGTTTAACACCTTTGAGTTCATTCACAATAGAAGATAGTAAGGATACAGGAACAGCAGGAAGTAATTTCATAAGGACAACTAACGGAGGAATGGTTGATAGTTATAAAATGACTGCAGCAATGGGAGAAATTGTATCTTGTGAAATAGGTTATATAGCACAGAATTCATATTTAGGTTCAGATACAGTTTCAGGATTAGCAGCAACAACAACAGCACCATATATGTTTAATAATGTTCAATTACATATTCCATCAGGTACAAAGATTACAAATGCTACAGAAGTAACATTTAATATTAACAATAATTTGGAACCAGGATTTTATTTGAATGGAAGTAGAATGGCAACAGAATTATTACCTATGAATAGAGAATATGAAGTGACAGCAACAGCAACTATGGATACTGCAAATGCAAATACAATATATGATAGTTATTATATTGCAGGAAGCACATTTAACGCAATGATTTATGTAGCAGGAGTAGCAGGTAGTTTGAGTTTGACAATGAGTGGATGTAAGATGACTGATATGACAATTCCATCACCATTAGAAGGAGTTCAAGAACAGAGTTTCACAATCGTTCCAAAAACAGTATTTGGAGTTGCATATGATAGTATTGCAGACTATAATGCATGGTAAAATTGATTTAAGTTTTTCTCAATTTATTTTTCTTTGAGAAACAAATAAATAAGTGGAGGTATATAAATGAAAAAAGAATTAACAAAACTTCAGAAAGTTATAAGTAACACCTTTTTAATAGGGTTCGGAATAACTGGAGGTCTGTTTTTTGTTTGGTTAATAAAAATTCTTATTAATGCAATAATATAAGATGGAAAAAGAAATAGATATTAATGGAAAAAAAGTAGTAATCAAAGAAATTAATTATTTAGATAGTATAGAAATTTCAGAATTGAGAGAAAAAGAAGGATTAAGAGCTGCTATAAGTAAACAAATACAATTATCAACTGGACTTACTAATGAAGAAATTGAAAAATTTACTTTAAAGGAAGGAGTCATTTTACAAAAAGTAGTTAATGAAATTAACGATTCTAATATAACAGATTTTCAAAAGCCAACCGAAGAAAAGGAGAACTAAGGTTATGTAAGTTTTTTGGTTGGACACTTGATTATATTAGAAGTATGAAGATTACAGATTTTAATGCTGCTTCTCAGATGTATAATGAATATGTAAGAGAACAGAATAAAATTAATAGAAAAAATAAGAGTTTTAAAAAAAGATAATGGTATTAACATCAATTGGACAAGGTGCATCAATAGCTATAACTATTAATGCTGTAGATAAGTTTAGTAAAACTTTTAAAGCTGCATCGCTTGGAATAGGTGCTGTAGAAGCATCCATGAAAATTGCTGCAATAGCTATTGCTGCAACAGGTGTTGCATTGGCTACAATTGGTATAGCAAGTCTAAAAACTGCTGCTGATTTTGAAACTGCATTTACTGGTGTTAGAAAAACAGTTGATTTATCAGAAAAGAAATTTGAAGAATTAGAAAATAGGTTTAAAGAAATTTCTAAAACTACACCTATTGCATTTGTTGAAATAGCTAAGATTGGTGAATTAGCGGGACAATTAGGTGTGAGTGGAGTTGACAATATTGATAAGTTTGCGAGAACTATCGCAGATTTGGCAGTTACTACTAATCTTACAGCTGAACAAGCAGCAACAGATTTTGCTCGATTCGGTAATATTATGAATATGCCTATAGACCAAGTTGATAGGTTGGGTTCTGTTGTTGTTGATTTAGGAAACAATTTAGCTACGACAGAAGCAGAAATTGTAAATATGGGATTAAGGATATCCGGTGCTGGAAAGGCATTAGGATTTACAGAAGGACAAGTTATGGCTTGGGGTGCAGCGTTGAGTTCTGTAGGAATAAGAGCAGAAATGGGTGGAACTGCTATATCAAAATTAATGATTAATATAAGTAGTATGGTTGCAACTGGAAGTGAAGATTTAAAGGGTTTTGCTGATATTGCTGGAATGACTGTTGAAAATTTTAGTAAATTATTTGAAGAAGATGCTTCTGGCGCATTACAATTATTTTTTAAGGGATTAAGCGAAGTTGAAGGAAAAGGAGGTAATGTATTGACAACTCTCGAACAATTAGATATAAAAGAAGTAAGATTAAGAGATGCAATTTTAAGATTATCGAGCAGTTATGGAACATTGACAGATTCTCTTGAAATACAAGGTACTGCTTGGGAAGAAAATATAGCGTTGACAGATGAAGCACAGAAGAAATATGATACCTTTGAGTCTAAAGTTAAAATATTAAAAAACACTTTTAGTATTTTTATGGAAGAAATTGGTAAGTTATTTTTGCCCGTTATGAAAGATTTAGTTGTAATATTAACAAAAAAAGTTTTACCTGCTCTTGAACCATTAATACCTTTGTTTGGAGAATTTTTCAAAAGAGCAATAGAAACAGTTATCCCACATTTAGAAGGAATGTCAAATAAATTTGTTGAATTGGCAACAATATTATTACGAGATGTTATTCCAAATGTAATGCCTTTAATCACTATTGTTGGAAAGATATTAATAGAAGCATTTAACCAGTTTTTTGATACAATAAAACCTATTCTTCCAGTACTTGGAGATTTAGCAAAACTTATTTTTGATAATGCTAAAGAGATGATAACTAATTTAGTTCCTTCAGTTAAAAGTCTTGTTCCTGTAGTATTAGAATTTTTTGAATCATTAAAACCTCTTATACCAAAATTATTTGAACTTATAGAAAAATTAGCACAATCAGCTGTAGTAATTATTAAAGAAGCACTTCCAGCAATATCAGCTTTAGTTCCTATTGTTATGGATGTTATAGATGTAATTATAGATTTGATACCAACAGTAGAAGATATCATAGTTACATTAGTTAATTTAACAAAAAATATATTAGAAGGAGCAGCACCTGCAATTAAAGTAATGAAAGTAGTTCTTTTAGAAATAATAGAACCAATAAAAACAGTGATTGGTTGGATAACTGATTTATTAGATTTAATTGGTAGATTTTTAGGACAAAGTAGTAGTTTAAGTAAAACAGCAAGTGATTTTGAAAAAGCAAGAACATCTTCATCTAAAAAAGGAGATGTGCTTAATGTATCACCTACTACTACAACAACAGCAGGAAAAGTTTTACCTACTATTTATTTGAATGATTTTATATTATCGAAAGGAAAATTGATTAAACCAAGTTCACAAGATACAATAATAGGAACAAAAAATCCAGAAGCATTAGGTGGAATAACAATTTATATAGAGGGAGATATTTATGGAACAGACCCAGAACAAATGGCACAAGCATTTGGTAGAGAATTAAAGAGGACAATTAGAATATGACAATATATACTTTATTAAATATAGCAGGAACAGATTATACAACTGACGAAAAGATACAGGTAGATAAAACTATAAGTGATTATAATTCATCAAGTAGCTTTAGTGTAGTTTTTAATAATTATGCTGGAAAATATTCAGACACATTTAGTTTAAATGACGATATTAAGATATACTCAGATGTAGATACAAATCCTGCAACAACAATGATTTTCAGAGGTATTATAGAAGATATATCATATTCAGGAGAAGATAATAATGAACAAATAATAATTTCTGGAAGAGATTATACTGCAATATTGCAAGATATTATTTGTTCACCAAGAATTTTTAAGAATACAGAAGCAGGAGAAATAGTAAAAAGTTTGATGAGACAAAATTCAACCAGTTCTGGACTAACTTTTAGTAATGTTAATACAACTTCAACAACTATAAAGAAAATTACTTTTAATGGTGTAAGTTTATATGATGCTATTAACCAAATTGGTGAAGTTAGTGGATTTTATTTCTATATTAATACAGATAAAGATTTGAATTTTAAGAAAAAAAATGCTGTTATTTCTGGTAAAACTTTTAATAATACAAATATCATAAATGCTAAATTTAATGTATCAGACGAAGATATATTTAATGAAGTTAAAGTTCTTGGTACAAGACAACAAACATTTGCACAAGAGGAATTTATAACAGGAACTGATAATACTGGCTCTATTTATACATTAAGTGCAAAGCCATATAGTGTTAAAGTTCAATTAAGTGGAGCAGAAAATACTATTTATCAACCAGGAGGAATTATCAATATATCAGACCCATCAGTTGATACTACGAAATTTTTAGTTGATTTTCAGAATAAACAAGTTGTTTTAACAAGTGGAACTACTGCAGGCGATAACATTGTTCCTGCTGGCTCAATAATTATAATTGATTTTTTTAGAAGTACACCTCTTATTAAAACGTTGAAAGATACAACAAGTATAGCAACATATGGATTAAAGAAAAAAGAAATTACAGATAAAAATATTGTAGATTTAAATGAAGCTACTGACATAGCAGCAACATTTATTGCTGAACATAAAGACCCAACTATACAAGGAAATATTGATATTAGGGGTGTTGTAAATGTTACTCCAGGTGAGACTTGTGTTGTAAATATTCCATTTCAAAATCAAGATAGCGAAACATATTCTATGATTAAAGCAAAGTATATATTTACTAAATCAAGATGCTTAAGTAATCAAGTTCTTTCTCTTACAGTTAGTAAAAAGATAATTAATTTTATAGATTTTATAAAGGAGCATGAATTAAGATTACGTTCACTTGAAACAGCAGAAGTAGAATCATCAATAACAAATGTGGAAGTATATACAGGAAGTATTGGTGTGTCTGGAACATGTACTATAATTCAGAAATCAATAGGAAGTGGATTTTATTTTAATATAACAGGACACGATATTTTAGAAAGTCCAAGTTCATTGTTAGGAGTATTAGAAGGAGGTTCAACAGTAACAATTTTATAAAATGGCAGGAATAACAACACAAGGATTATATGTTTGTGCTGCAGTGATGGGAGGAAGTGTGGCTCATCCTACTTATATTGGAATAGGAATAAGTGGTTTAACATTTGCATCAGGTAATACTGCACTTGGAAGTGAATTTGATAGGAATGCGATTAATACTTATGATTTTACAACAACAGAAGAAGTTACGATGATTGCTGATTGGTCACCAACAGAAATTTCAGGTTGTATTTTGAGAGAAGTAGGAGTATTGAATTCGGGTTTAGGAGGAGCTATGAGTTCAAGAAATGTTTTAACTGGAAGTTTAGTATTTGATGGAGAAAGCGAATTACAAATTCAACAAACATATAAATTTTTCATATAACAAATTATATAATTAAAATAATTAAATTTAAAATATATAAAATATTAGAATATAAATAAAATGGCAGAATTATTTTCACAATTTGCATCTGGAATACAATTAACAGCAGGAGCTGCTGGAGCAAGTGCAACTGGCGCTTCTGGTTTAAATTATATAGTTGATAGATTAAATTCTATTGCACCAAATGGGAGTCAAATTAGTGGAACTAATTTAACAGTTTATGGAACTTCAACAGCAAGTACAACTATATCAGGAATAATCGAGTTGGCAACAGAAGATGAGGTTCAAACAGGAACTGATACAGCAAGAGCAGTTGTTCCAGACACATTACAATCTGTTTTATCTCCAATAGGAGCAGTAATTGCTTGGCTTAAAAGTTTTACAAATACACCACAAACATTACCAACAGGATGGGTAGAATGTAATGGTGCGGTTCTTTCTGATGCAGATAGTGTTTATAATGGTCAAACTTTACCTGATTTAAATGGAGGAGAATTTTTAAGAGGAGATGCAACATCTGGTGGAACAGGAGGTTCAGACACTATGGCTCATACTCATACAACAAATGTTACTATAGATAATCATACAACTTTAACTCTTAGTAATCATTCTAACCACAGCCACACTTTATCAAGTGGTTATGCAAAGATTGGAACTGTAGGTGCAGACGGAAACCCTTTATATTGGGATTCACAATCTACCACATTTACATCAGACACAGGTCTAACAAATGACGAACCAGCGCAAACAGCTGTACAGGGAAGTGTAAGGGGGACAGAATTAGGTGGAAGTTCGCAAAGTAAAGGTATAAGCGTTCATTCATTCAGTCAAAACATAGATGCTCACACTGAAAATAATCCAGCTACAAGTGCAGCTTCAAATGATGAAAACAGACCACCTTACTATAATGTAATCTGGATAATAAGAATTAAATAAATTTATAAATAATAAAATATATATAATAATATGAAAAAACAATTAAAATGCCCATTTGATAAAAATTGTGAAGAATGCCTTTGGAACACAAAAATGTATGAACATAATAATGAAGGTGAAGTAACAGAAGTATATAAATGTGCAATTGCTTGGACACCTATTCTTCTTTCCGAAAT